GTGTATGAGGAAGATATAGAGGAAGGTTGTGCTATTCTTCTTAAAGCAGATAATGTATCTCCTTCAGGTAATACATTATTTTCAAAACGTACTTTATCACTTACTCTAGCTTTAATACCACTATTTGGTTGATCTAAAAAGTAATATTCTGTGTTTCTTGAGTAGGTTGGTGTAGAACCAAATACATAATCACTATCCCCAACAAATGAGGAAGTAATAGCCCAAGATCCTGTTACTTTTGGATGAATTGAGGATGATACTAAAGATAATTCACTACCTAAAGCAGCTCTAAATGCTAATTCATTAGGTGCACTGTTAATAGAATTTCCCTCAATTGATAAAGGATTCATTACATAGTCCTTAAACACATCACCTGTTATAACACTTGTATAATATCTTAATTCTTGATATGAACCTGAAAATATTTGATAAGTAGTACCTCCTGGAGTTATTGTAGTTGGGGCACTAAATGAGGAAGTAATACCCGAATCCCAATTTGTGGTTACTGCTGTATGAGATGATGTTTCATAGAATCCAATTGAGGTTCCATCATTTCCATTATATATTTTATCTCCAGCATGTAAAGTATATGTACCACTATTATTGGTAACCATTACATTCCACCATTCTCCATTAAAAAATGGTAAATATATGCTAGAAGAATTTGTAAATCCGTCTGCTGTGAATTTTAAAGTAGCATATTGATAGTATGGATCTATAATAGAACCACTATAAGAACCACTGGCTAAAGCAGATCCTGTATATTCTAGTACTAAAGCAACATTTGAACCATCATCTAAAGACCATACAGATTGTGAATAATTTGTAGGTACTGGTGTTTCTGCTTGAAATCTTAATTGTACAGTGGAAGGACGATCATCTGTAGCATTCCAATCTGTATTAAGTGTCCAATCAGTTGTAATATAATTTGTACCTTCAGTATCAAACTTTTTATTATATTTGTGAAAATAATAATCCCAATCGTTTACATTAACTTTATCTTTTCCTCCAAATTCACTTATTCTCAATATTGTATCAGGAATACCATAGGAGGTAATCAAAGCGCGTAAACCAGGTAAAGTACCTTTTGTTTTAAGTAGGTATGGTAAGTTATGGTAAATGCGTTTATATAGCGATTTATTCACATCATCTAACGGAATATAATCGTTTGAGGCCGATATTAAAGTATCAACATACTCATATCCTGTTGGGGTAGGTAAAGATCCTGTTATGAATGGGAATGGGAATAAAGCTCCACCATCTGTTGAACCTAAAAACGCTGTGTATAAATCTTGTTTAGAGAAATTATTTTGGTATATTTTAATTCCAAAATCTCGAATTGCATCAGCAACTAAATCTTTTGATATACCAAAATCTAAACGGTTATCGTTATTGTATTTTTCAGTTACATCTTTTGTATAAACCCAAACATTATCATAATGTTGACCCAACATATTAACAAAAAGTTCATATGGAGCATTTTCAGGATCCTCTCTTAAGTATTCTGGTATTGCAAATACTAGGTTATCTTTATTATCCTCATCAAATATAGAGGCGGTATAAATTCTACCTCCAAAATATGGATTACTTTCATTTAAACTACCAAACCAGTCTAATACAGCGGTACTACCTGTTGTAGCTAATAGGTAAGGAGGTTCGGAAGTTGTTTTAGGCCATGCAAATGATCCACTAGTGTAATATAGAAAATATTCATATTTGTCAAAATTCTTAATTACATTATTTATTTGACTCTCAAATGTTGCTATACTACCAACTACAGCACTTGAACCAGAAGTTGGACCAGATATTCCTGATTGGATTTGAGCAATAGAGGATGAATAATCTTCAATTAAACTTACCTTATAGTAGAAATTTTCTAAACGTGTTTTAGCAGAACTAAAGTGTACAAAGTTTTCAAAATCTGTATAATCAACGTTTATGTTTATATCTTTTTCGGATAATAAACTATCTAATTGATTATTTGAGGATGATATGTTTGAGGAAATTAAATCATTATATGATAACTCATCTGTGGAGTTATTGATTTGATCTTTTAAATCAATATTAAAGTTAGGACCCTGTATAGGAGATGAATCTTGAAATTCTATTACCTCTTCCTCAAATACTATGTTATATGCTAATGGATTTTCAATTAAAGTTACAACCCATAACTCACTTTTTATATCAAATTCAGTGGGTAATGGTTCGTATAACTTAATTAAAATAGTAGGATCTGAGGGATCTGTATTATCTAGCTGGATGTTATTTGCTAGGATTAATTGGTTTTGTCCGAAATTTAAGTAAAAATCAATAAAATAATTACTATCATTTCTTTGTTGAACAAATGCAGTGGTATCACTTACAATTGTATCATTTGGAATTGTATTACTATCTAAACGTAACTCTGTTCTATCAGAAGATATTTCAGTTATGTAAAGATAATCTGTTGGAGTACCTACTTTTTTATTTAAAAAGCTATAATATGTGTTATATTCCCCTTGATTTAAACCCTGTGTTACTAAATCAGCTTCAGGATCTATTATAATTTGGGAAATTTGATTGGTTAAACTAGATTGCCCATCGTTTTGTATAGTGTAAGAATCATAAGCATAATTCTCTACTAATTGTTCTCCATTTAAAGTATAAACAAAATATTCAATATAACTATTTTCCTCTAAAGTAGTATCTATCTCAAAGGAAGGGATCAAATTTAAATCCTTCTCATCATAATCATATGAGGTAAAATCTTGTGCGGATATTTGAGAAACTTCAGCCATTAATTATTTCCGTTTAATGAAGTACCAGTTTGACATTCAATTAGTTGTTGTTGTGTATTTAACAATTCCTCTCTTAATTGAGCAATTTCATTTTGTAGTGCCTCTATTTCAGCACTATTTGCTTCAAAATTTATATATTCTGAACTTTGGTTGATTAAGTATTCGTGTGAGTTTATATCTCCAGTTTCAGGGATATCATAAAATAACTGATTATATAATTCAAAGAATTGTTCAACTGTTGCTTGAGATGATATTTGTTCTTGGATAGTTCTCTGTCCAAGTTGATTAAAAGAGGTATCTATAGTTTTTGTGTATAGCTCTTTATTATAAACCGTTTTATTTAACTTAATATTTTCAGACATTAGTTAACTATTTTAAAATAGTAATTATCATCATAGATTCTTGTAGAACCATCAATTGTTGTTTTAACTTGTATTTTATAATATCTTTCAGGTTCTAACCCATTCATATGAATATCAAAGTAATTACTTGTTGAATCTGCACTAATTTGAGTATATTGATTGTCAAAATTAATAACATATTCATTAGTATCCAAGTCTTTTATTGCATAATATGAAGCAGTTGGTAAATAATTTGTGCTTATATAAAATGAACTAGTTTGGAATGCTCTAACTGGGTACATAGGAGATATGTTTAATCTAAATCTATTTACACTATCTTGATAGAATCTTCCAGGATTTTCAGCTAAAGACATTTTAATATTAGGGTCACTAACTATTGTTGATTCACTACCTGTTAAAATAGAGGTATAATCTCTCCATTTAAACTCTAATTGAGGTGGATAAATTGTATTAGTATCAACACTATAATATTTTAAAGTAGGTTGAATATCTAAACTTGTATTAAATTCACTACTACCAGAAAATTTAGTTAAAAAACCATAGTTAGGTAAAGATCCACTATACCATTTTGATACTATTGTTTTAACCCCAACATCTATATCTTTATCACTTCTTAAATCAAATGATTGAGTTACTCTATATGAAGCAATTCCTGATCCAGAATAAAACCAGTTACCACCACCTTGATTTGTGTATTGTGGGTTATAAGAGGAAGTATATAGTTCTGTTCCTACTGATCCACTTTCGGACCATGAAGTTGAGCCTGATATATTTGTGTAGCCCCAGGATACACCATCTGTGGTAGCAGGAGAATCTCCAAATTCACCTGTTCCGTTTTCCCATGTTTGTGCTACAGGAAAAAATTCTAAAGTAGTTGCAAAAGATAAACCAGTAGCCTCTGCTATAAAATTTCTAAAGGATACATCCCAATCATTACTACCAATTTTATTTTCAACTACATCTGTAATTTCATCATCATCAAATTGAGTTAAAAAACGTGTTACATCAGGAGTACCTGTTATCCCAATGTAGTTTCTTACCTCACTAATAGCATCCAAACCTGTGTTTGTTGCTACAGCCTCTGAGTATAGGGTTGCGTCTTTATATGGGAATATTTTATATACAGCCATTGTTTATTTTTATAGTGGTACTACTTTTCCTTTAATATCTTGGTTAGGATATTTTACCTCAAATATACTAGGATCTAATGAAGGGTAAACTACTTGATTTTGTAGTGCTCCATTAATATCATAAGAATATTGTGAATATCCTGAGGTTGTTCCTGCTTTATTTACTATTTGTATATTTTTTACTACTTGTACTCCTTTTACTTTATCTAATAAAACAAATAGATCTCTTAGTAAAATTGGTTGGTTTATTTGCCATTTATCAATAGCAAAATAATCTTGTAATTGAGATACACATCTTAATAATACTTCATTGTTATTAAAATCTGGGAGTACTATTATTTCAAAGTTAACACCTATATTAATAACATAGGCATCTCTTATTTCAATATTATCTCCTATTATTCTATTTTGAGAAAGATATGTTCTTAAATTTCTTTTTAAAGCTGTTGAAGGAGTAGTTAATTTTCCGTTCACATCTACACTCAAACAATATAAGCTTAATGTTTCAATAGTGGAAACTTGCTCATCTGTTAATTGAGGCTTTTCAATAAATGCTTTAGATACAGTACCATAATCGGAAGGCATACTTAAAGCTCTAACTAAATAATCATCTGCTGTAACTGATCGTTTTTGGGATGCTATTAAAGCTAAAGTATTTTGTCTTATTTCATTTGTTGTATCACCTGCTTTACCACCTGAAGCTGCCTCTTCATTATTTGAGGTAATAGTTCCAAATATATAATTTGCGGTAGTAGGGTTTAAATTAGTATTATTAAATGATGTGTTATTTGTATTTAAACCCGTTAAAACATTTGCTTCAACATTTGAACCAACACCTCCACCTGTTAAATATCTAACAGTTAAAGACACGTTAGAGGGTGAAATTCCATAAGTATCTGTATAAAGGAAATTTGAAGGAGAATATGCAGCTGTAAGTTTATCTTGTTTAAAAGGTAATCCTAAACCAACATTATTTGGGTTTGGTACTATATCCTCATCATTATCTTGAGTTGTACCTGCACCAAATTGTAATTGTACTACTCCATTATTTAAAACACGTGTAGCAAATCTACGTTGTACTTTTTTAAGTTTTAAAATATAAGGTACTTCTCCCTGGTTTTGAACATTGTTAGGATCATTAATGTTGGTATTTTTAATTTTATCATATACCATTTCTTGACCTAAATGATCTACCTCATACCAAGTATTTCCGTTTGAATCAGTAATATCTAATATTTTTAAGAAATTATCAGCATTTATGTTTACTGTTGGGAATTTTGTAGGGGCACCAAAAGTAAAAGTTTGAGTAGAAACAGTAGATGAGATTGCATTTCTTGTCTTTTTCAACAAATAGTATTGTGGTGTACCACCTGAAATCTGATATACTGAAATTTCTGTTGGGTCTTGTGAAGAGGAAATTGAAAAATCAACTTTATCTTGTATTAAAAATGTTCCCCCACCTGCTGTTGATGATACTGTTGTATTTTCCCCAACTGTAACAGCATAACTATAATCAGGAACTGTTACACTACCTGAAGTAGTTGCCGGGAGTTGTTGGTATATGTCCAAAGTAACTTGAGCAGCTGAAGATACTTTTGGTTTATAACCAAACATATAAGCTAACTCATATAATGAATTTGTTTGACGAGCAAATTGGATATAGTTTTCCTGGATTTGGTTATCTAAGTAAAAACTTAAAACATCCCCTACATAAGAGGCTTGTTCAATAAACATTACACCAGGGGAAGATGGTGTAAAATCATTGTATGTTGTAGGAAAGTATACTTTAGAAAACTCAATTAATTGTTGTCTAAAGTCATTAAATTCCTTATTTAAGTATGATATATCTCGTTTTATTATAGCCATTATGTAAATGATAAGGTTATTTCGTCAGTTAAATTTGTATTAATAACACTGTAGGTAAAACTAACAGTAATTGTATTAATATCATCATTTCTTAAAACCTCTAATGTATCTACCCTAATATTAGGGAAGTTAGCTTGTATTTTACTTTGTAAATCTTGTTTTAAAAATTCTAAATTCCCATCCGAAATTTGAGAAAATATAAAATCTCTTAAACCTGCCCCAAATAATGGGTTTAAATATCTTTCACCTGGGTTGGTTAGTAAAAAGTTGATTAAATCACTTTTAATAGCATCTTTTGTTTGAAAATTTGATTTAAATACAGCGGGACCGTTTAAAGGAAGATCAATTCCTACAGCCGCAGAATTATCTAAATCAATTGGAAATATTTGTTGTGCCCCAAATGCCATTATTTAGTATTTAATAATCCCATAATTTGATCCATTCCAACCTCACCAGTACCTAAATTTCCATTTACAGGATCAG